CCGGCCTGCCGGCCCGGCCAGTCCGTCCAGTTCGTCGGGATAGAGGGGGGTCAGGGACTCGTCCACGCCGGCAGCTAGGGCCATACACTGGTCGAGAACGTCGGTGTCGTAGTGTACCAGGTCCATGAAGATCCTGGCCTCGGACATGCCCCACAGGGTCTCCACGGGCACGTTGGGGCCGTAGTCGTCGGTGTAGACGTCCTGGTGGTGGTAAACGGGGAACACGCGGACCTTGTCCGTGGTCAGGCCCAGTTCGGCCTGGTCGTTGCCGTTCTCGTCCTCGACGGTCCCGCCCCGGACCTTCACGATGAACTCCCCGAAAACGTAAAACTCTCTGGCCACGACTTACCCCAGGGTGGACGAGTTGACCGGCGGGTCCGTCAGCCAGCACTCCACGCAGACGTGTTGCTGGCCGAGCTTGATGGTCAGGAGCGACGTACTCTCCGGTTGCCAGAACCTCCCCTGCTTGTCCACGAACCGGTCGAGGGCGTTGATGTGGGAGACGCCCACCCGCTCGATCTCGATGCGGGGGACGTGGAGGGTGCGGCGGTGGTCGGACGACATCTGGGTGGCGATGGGCTGGCCGGTCTTGAAGACCCTCGCCCACCGGCAGTCGAACAGGGTGTACTCCGTGACCATGCCGGCCAGCTGGTCGTCCCCCCGCTTCAAGAGGCGCACCGTCTCGTTCCAGCCCGCGTACAGGTGGCGGTGGAACGTGCGACAGGTTTCCGGCCGGAGGGGCATCTAGACTACCTTTCCGTCTATCACCCGGAGGTTCTCCACGCTGAACCTCCCGTCCCGCATGATCTCGACAAAGGCGAACCCGGCGCACCAGCGGTTCAGGGGCATGTAGTAGGGGTTCAGTTGGCAGCAGCAGCCGACCGACCAGGCCCCCCGCTGCTTGCCCAGGATGTCGGGCTCGTGGTGCTCGCTGACCTGGTGGAAGTGGCCGGTCAGGACGCTGGACTTGGCCCGGAGGAACAGCCCCCGGGCGGGGTTGACTGGGGCCTGGATGGCGGGGCGGTACTCGTGACCGTGGATCACGTTCAAGTGCCCCATGCGGATCACCCGGCGGTCGGAGACGTACTCCACCCCGAGTTCCTTGAAGTGTAGCAAGTTGGGGATTTCCAGCACATCCAGCCCGAACAGGGCCGGGGCCTTCGACGCCAGGTAGTGGAGGAGCCTTTCCTCGTGGTTGCCGTCCCGCCAGACGACCCGGGTCTTCCTCGACGGGAACCGCTTGCGAAGGTAGGCCAGGAAGTTCCGAACCATCCTCACTTCGAGGACATAGCGAGGGTCGTCGGGGGACTTGTCCCAGCGGGACAGTTCGTGGTAGTCGTGGATGTCCCCGTTGAGGAGGATTCCCCGGACGTCCCTTTCTTTGGCGAGTTTCAGCGCCAGTTCGATGGTGGTGCGGTCGTGGAACGGGAAGTGGAAGTCGGAGGCTATCAGCCAGTTCCCGGTGGCGCCGATGACGAACGGCTTGGCGGCTCGTAAAATGGGGTTTGCCAGGGACGGGACGACGCTCCGGACGGGAGACCCCCTCTTGGACATGACACCCCTCTGACTTGTGCCTAAAAGCTCCAATTTCTGAAGTACGGTAGGATCATGGGCTTCACGAGTCCCACGAGGTAGTCCTTTTTCTCCGACACCACGGTGATGTTCCGCTCCTCGTAAGACTCGCTGCCGATCTCCATGCCCACGGGGAACAGGTATCTCATACGGGCCACCAGGGTCATCACCGCCTCGCGGAGCAGGGCGGGCATGGCGTCAACGGTCCACCCGGCCGAGTAGACAACCTGGTAACTGCCCGTGTCCCGGACGACGAACGGGGACAGCCAGCCGGCCTGACGCCCGAACTTCTTCTCCCACACCCCGTTCATCTTGACCAGAATGCCCGACCGAGACGACCCGTCGTCCTGGTCCACCTTCAGGGCGAAGTCCACCCCGAAGGTCAGGGTGGTGGCCGTGGACGGACTGTACGACCCGGACGTGCAGCCGTAGAAGCCGTTGGCGTCGTGGACCACCTGGATGGTCGGGGAGGTGAAGACGGGGCGGGACCGGAGGAGGAGTCGGGTCGTGCCGGTCCCGTCGTAGTATTCCGTGCGTGACTTGTAGAGGATGCCGTTGCGGCGGTTCAGGAGTTCCCCGATCCAGTCGGAGGCGTAGTCGAGGAACAGCAAGAGCTTCTTGTCCTCCGCCGTGTTGGCGGGGTCGATCTCCAACGCCACCTTGACTTCGTTCAGGTCGTTCAGGGTAGGCATGGCTTCCTGCTGCGGGTGGGGCCGGGTGGTCTATGAGAAACACCCCTGCCAGAGGGTCGCCTCCCTGGCAGGGGTGGTTGTTTTTTGAAGGACACAGGTTGTCACACGTTGACGGTGCCCGAGCCCGGGGCGTAGGTGAAGCCGCCGCCGGAGCCCGTGGTCTTCTTGTTACTAATGAACCCGGCGGTGATCGGCCCGGGGAAGAACCCCGAGTTCAGGATCAGCCGGGCGTACCGATGGGGCCGCTGGAACTCCGAGAACTGGATGCCGCCAGAGCAGAACAGCGGGGCGCTGTCCACCACGGAGGTCAACGACGGGGAACCGGACGACCACAGGCCGGAGTTGGCGAAGAACGCCCCACCGGACTGGATGTTGAGGGGCAACTGCGCCAGGCCCGAGGTCGGGTCGGTAAAGCTACCCGAGGTGGTGCTGTCGGACGTCTGAATCCAGCAGTGGATGGCCCCGCTGCCGCCGGCCACGCCGTTGCCGGCCACGAAGACCTGGCAGTAGGTGTTGGCGTACAGGAAGTCCACAATCTGTCCGACGACGAGGTTGGAACCGGAGCCGACGTTGATACTCGTTCTGTGGTCGGTGTCCGAGTTCAGTGAGACGACCAGGTTGGCCGACATGTATCCTCTCTCCCTTTAGAATTTATGTGTGCCTGGAGAATAGTCCATAATCAACTACCAGTAACGTTCAGGTTGGAGAGCAAAACGAAGGCGGCCTCGTGTCGCGCCTGGATGTCGGCCGACAGGATGCCACGGACCCACGTCTGGTCGTTGGTGAAGGCCGTGTCGCCGAGGGTGGTCGCCGCGAACTCGATGGCCCCGAACATGCCGATCAGCAGGTCGCTGAACATGCCGCCGAGGACGTAGGTCAGGTTCGTGGCCGTGCCCTTGGAGATCGTCTGCGAGACCTGGGTGGACTTGGTGACCGGGTAGCCCGCCAGGGTCGCCTTGGTCCCGTCCCCGGCCTCGCGGATGAGGCTGAAGAGGAACGGGCCGGCGGCGTCGCCCTGGGCGACCGAGTCCGCCCGCAACTGGTAGTACCGGTACAGGGTCTTGGGCCGCATGACCCAGGACTCGAACTCGGCGTTCGACTCCTCGACCGCCGCCACCATGCGGTAAATGTCCTGGCCCACCAGGGCGTCGCCGTTGGCCCCGGGGGAGCTTGAGGTGACGCGGTTGATGTTCTGGTAGTTGATGATGCCCAGCGGTCGGTTGTCGCCGCCGAGCCCTTCCAGGCCGGCCAGGTCGAGGCCGAGGGCCAGCGACTTGGTCATGTCGTCCCGCATGAGCGCCTCGGCGGCGGGGCTGGCGAAGCGGATCAGCTCGTTGGGCGCCTTGATGAGCACCGTCAACTTCTTCGCCTGCAAGGTCACCTCGCCGGTGCCGATCGCCGACTCGGTGATCGGGGCGTTCTCGCCGACCCAGTAGGTCGTCGAGGCGGCCGTCTGGCGGGGGTACTTCATGCGGCCCTGCGGGGGCAGGGGCACGACCCGGGCGCCGGCGTTGACCAGCGCCTCCTTGTTGCGGAGCAGTTCGATCAACTCGCCCATCTCGGGCGGGGCGATCAGGACACCGCCGGTCAACTCGTTCAACCACGACAGCGCCTTGCTGCCGACGTTGCCGTGCTGGGCCGACAGGACCTTCCGGCGGATCCAGGCCGCCTCCTCCGGGTCGGCACCCTCCATGCCCTGGCGGACGAGGGACTTCATCTCCAGGCGGAAGTCGCGGGAGACGTCCTCCTCGGCGAAGAAGCCGGTGGCCAGCGGGGCGAGGAACTTGCCGCCCTGGGCGCCCGGAATGCCGTTGCCCCGGTAGGTGTAGCCGTCCTTGCGGCCGGCCTTCACGAACACGTTGTGGAGGCGGTTGTGGACGTCGAGTTCGACCTTGGCCTCGTCCGGGTCGAGTTGGCCCGAGATGACGCCGAGCATCTTCATGAAGCTGAAGCCCCGGGAGGTCATCGGGCTCTCGCCCCGCCGGTAGTTCGGCAGGCCGAACACGGCGGCCGGGTCGGGGTGGCCGGGGGCGCGGGTCTTCTCCAGCGTGGCCTTCATGTCGGCCAGCGACTTCTGGAGCGAGGCGATCTCCTCGGACTGCCTCTTCATCAGGTCCTGGGTCTTGCTGCCGTCCTTGACGGCCGGGGTGTCGGTGGCGCTGGCCATGTGGTCCTCTGAAGTGGTTTTGAGACGTGACTGGACCGGCTTTTGGGAGTTCGCCGGGATGTGATGTTCCTGACCGGGAAGGTCAGTTGACTAGCAGGGAAAGGGACGTGAAGTCGGACTTGAGTGCTTCAAGGGCCTGGAGGTTTTCCTGGTAGAACTTGTGAAATTCCCTCTCGTCCACCTCCTTGGACTCCATCTCGCCCGAATTCCCTTCCGGGCCGGACTCGTTGTCGATCTCCTCGTTCGCCTCGTCGGGCGCCGAGTCGCCGACGAGTTCCTTTTCGTCGTCGTTGGAATTAAGAATCATCTCCATTGCCTTTAAGTGCAATAGCGCTTCCTGCCGGTGCGGGTCGCCGAACGCCTTCTCGCGGGACAGGCGACCGAGGTAGTGGGAGCAGTCCCTGCACCACTTGCGGTGGGGGTGCGTCGTCTCCTGGGCCTCCTCCTGCACCCAGTTGTACCCGCCGGGGATCGACTTCTGGTCGGGCTTTTGGGCCTGGCTCACGTCGTCCCTGAACTGGGCGATCCCTTCGAGCACCTTGTGGTAGTGGTAACTCTTGAACCGGTGTTCCTCGCTGACGTGCCGCAGTGTGGACAGTTCGTTCAGAAAGCCGTGGACCTCCTTGCACATGGACTTCTCGTGAAGGGCGAGTCGCCCCTTGACCTCCGGAGGCGTGGACTTCTCGACCTCGGTCGTGTCCTGGGTGTCCTCCTCGGAGCCCTCCTCCGGGTCGGCCGGGGGCTCGGAAGCGGTGTCGTCGCTCATCTCCTTCTCGGAAGCGTCCTCGGACTCTTCCGAGGCTTCCTTGGCGGACTTGGAGCCGCACCCGCACTTCTGGCCCCTCTTCTTCCCGCACGGGCACTTCTGACAGGACTGGAGGGACTTCTCGCCCTTCTTCCTGGGGCGGTCGTCGTCCTCGGAGTCTCCCGAGTCGTCGGCCTTCTCCGTGGGGGTCTCCTGCTTCATCCCCTCGATGGCCTCCTCGGGGGTGGGCTCCTCGTCGGTGGGGGCGGAATCGGCAGGGACGGCGTTGGTGCCCTCCTCCACTTCCTCGTCGCCTTCAGACACGTCCCCCTCGGGGAGGTTGGGGTCAACCCCCTCGGGGGTCTCCGGACCCATGGCGTTCTCGATGGGGGGGAGGTCGCCGTGGTGGGCCGTGAAAATCTGCTCCAGGGCCGAGAGGGTCTTCTCCAGCGACTGGAGGTAGGACTGGACGAACTGCGCCGTCGGCTCGTGTTCGAGCAGTTGCA